AACCCTCCTGATTTACCTGCGTCCATCATGAACACATTCGATACACCGTAAAATGCGGCAATACGCATTCGTATTTCATCACGAACCTGTGCGTATTGCATCTCATCGAGACTGTCCATGAAACGAACAAACTCAACTTTACCGCGACCTGATGAAGACTCAACACCAACCTTCGGAATATAGTGTGGGTCACGCTCCATCTTTTCTTCCGCGCCTTTCCAAAACGAAGCGGTGGATTGGATGTTGTCGGTTGTGATGGCGAGAACACCGCGAGGTATTCGTCGCTTTTGATATGCGAGGTAAATGTAATTGTCCATCGCTGTAAGCGACTGTGCTTGACGCCACATGCTCGCGACGGGTGAACGCCCATACAACTTCGATGGGTTGAATTTAGACAGATGCAACACTTCTCCGTCAACATAGTATTGCGTTTTACCGCTCCCTGCTGTGTTGATGTAGTGAACGTCTTGAAGTGGTAAAGAACAAACGTCGCACTTTTTGTGGTCGCCGTTGTGAGGGTAAGTTTTGTCTCGGTGAATAGGACATATGAGGTATCGTCCTCCGCGCTTCCCTGCTTTGTCAGCCACGATGCGCATGAAGGTTGGGTCTCCGCGAACCAATTCTTTGACGCGGTAAAATTCAATCTCACCGCTTTGTGGGTCGATGAAGTATTCCTTGATGAGCAACAAGAACGCGTCGTCGACGATGTTCAAATCCCATTCAATCTCTTTCATGACTTCAATAAACGATTGGTCCATGCTGTTGCGCTGTTTCATCAACCATCGCGGATACAAAATTTGGTCAGCATCAGGGCTTTCAAATTCTTCGTTGCCGCATATCCGACATTGCGACACAGTATCGTGTTGATATTCTTCTTCACAGTTCGTGCATTTCTTGTGGAATTTCTTTTCCCAATAATAACCGCGACGAAATATCTCTTGACATAGCGTGTTGATGGTTGTTCGGAGGATGATTGATTCTTGAACAGTCGCGTAAAGTGCAGGGATTGAAACACCTTGAACGAGAACAGGCTCTTGAATACCCGTCTTCCAAAGCGGCATCTGTGGTTCAGGCGTTGTTCGACGACTGAACGGCTTGGTCAATCTCGACAAAAAACGACCGACTAAGCCTTTCTCTTCTGCCATCAAATCATCTCCACAAGTCGGTTCGCGTCATCGACAAGACGTAGCGTTTCGCCGTCTCGCTCAAACATCGCATGGACTCCCGCTTCATCAATGTTCCACTCTTTGAGAAGTTCAGCGCGCTTATCAGGAACGTCACGCCAATTCAACCACTTCACCATTTTGTATAGGTCGTCTCTTCTCGACTTAACGATGTCGGTTTTTCTTCCTCGCAAATCAAGCAATTCAATAACAGCACTCGCTTGCCCTTTCTTCATTCGCAAATGAGGCGCGATACCTTTCAACAATGTTCGTAAATCATTTTCGCTGTAAAATTGCAACCGATGTTGCGTCCGTCGACTGTTTTTGTGTATCTTCAAATCTGTTTGCAACACACCACATTCGAGTGCTTTATGCAATCGCTCGCAATGCAACTTACCACGCTCTCCTGTGGCGATGAAACCTGCTCGCGGCTCCATGCGCTTTGTAATCGTGATGTATCCGTCAGCGTCAAGAAAACCCGCCGCATACGCCCATACATCTTTGAAAATCACATTGTTATCGCGAACGATTCCCCAATTGTTACCAATCTTTTCGATGTCGTATTCGACACCATGCATCTTGAAAAGCGCACTTAATTTAGAAGGAGAAGTGTGTTTCGTTCCTTCCATAGAAGCAAAGATTTCGTTTGAAGGTAAAGGTCCGCGCCTTTCAAGAATTGTAACGGCTTTAGTGAGAAAAACAGCATCGGTCTTTTTGATGTTGTCAATTGAATGTAACGTGTTTCTCCATTCTTTTTTCGCGTTCTTCTTCAACTGTTGAGCATCGACCCACATTTGACGTTGGTCATCGGTGAAATCACCTTCGATGAGTAACAACTTGCTGATGGTATCATTGGCTTTCTCCCATTGAACGCACGCACGTCGAAGAGCATATTCGCGAGTCTGACCGTGTTTGCGGAGTGCTTGTAAATCACGTTCGCTGATTCCTAAATTGCGAACGGTTGGTTCGTGTTTACCAATCCATTCGATGGATTGCAACGTTGCCTCAACTTCCTGCCTTTTTGCGATACGAATAGCGTCAATGGCTTCGTCGATAGCGTCACGCATACCTTTGTTGATACGGCGCGCCATTCTCAAATCTTTAACAAGTTCTTCCGCGCCTCGACCAAACATTGACTGAAACCAACCACCATCAGGGAGCGAACGTTTGAGTTGTTGTTTGATTTTATTCGTCATCTCTTCTTCTTCTTCGCGCTTCTTGTTTTCATCGACGAGTGGTGGTGTTGGATTAGCGTTGACTTCACCACCACCCTGACTGATGGTTTGAGGTGCGTCGCCAAACGAAGCACCGCGAATCTGATTTTTCAACAAAGGATGAGAACGAACAATGTCAGAAATGTCGTTCAAGTTAATTTGTGCCATTGTCCTCCATTCGCATTCAACGGTTTTCCATGCGCTGTCCAACATAATTCGCAAAACCCAAACGGTCTTTCACCTTCCATGTAGCATATACCGCAAAACATGAAATTGTGATTAGCAACCATTCAACAATTCCACCGTTTCAACGCCGCTCCTTTCGGGGTCAACTTACCCTTTTTGGAAGTAGGACCTTTGACGCCACCCATCCGCGCACAAAAAGACTTACGGCGTTTAGCCTTCTTAGAACCCGCTTTCAATTTACTTGGTTTGGTCGTCACAGGAGGTTTGAGATTTGAGCCTTGTTCACGCTTTGCTTTAGCGCGCCCTTTCGCATTCAGTCCACCTTTACGATGATGCCTGTTGGGATTGTATCCGTGAAACGGTTTGCTCTTTTTCTTCGCTTTGAGAACGCTATTCGCGATGTCAAACGGCGAACAACATGTGCAAAACGACACTTCTTTCGCGATGTCTTCGTCGTTCATCATTGCTAATTCTTCGGCTGTTATTGGTTCATCGTGGTATATGTATTCGTATTCTGTCATGTTATCAACTTCCTGTGTTGTGATATGCACCGCATCCTATAACTCGCGAACGACCGTTTTCATAGACTACTCGGTAGCAACGATAAGCGCGAAGGCCGTATTCCCGCTGAATCCGCAATGCCTCTTGTTCGGAGCGAGGCTCTTTCCCATCGGGGCATTGATTGGCCTTCATGAAGACCCACGCCTCGTTCATCGCTTTAACGATGGTGGGCTTTCCGCCTACGCCCTGCTTTTTGCTACGCTTGCGTTTTGTCGCCGCGCGCTTTTGACCTGACGTCATCGAACCGCTTGTCTTTGGCGTCTTACTTGAAACTTTGACGGATGGTCGACACTTCGGATAACCCTTTGAAGAAGTCTTGGCTTTGCTTCGGCCACATGGAGGATGCTTACCATCCTTACCTGTGCGCGAAACATCCACCCACTTCTCCTTGAACCAACGGTTCAAGTTCTTCTCAACCGTCATTTTTTCGCCCACGCATCACAAGTGTAGTCTTTGTTGCAAGTGAAATCATACCACTTGCAGTAGCCCGTTTGAGGGTCTTCTGTTGCTGAATCATCCCACGCTTTACAATTGCCACAGCACTTGCTACTTTCACAAGGGCGATAATTTGGCGCGTCTTTCTTTGCTTTCATCAAAGCCCACGCATCTTCAAGAGGAATCATTTCTTCTTCTTCCCTCCCTTCTTCTTGCGGAACTTACCGCGACAGTATTGAACAGCCCATCCATTCGCGTATGCTGATGGATACACCTTGAATTTGCGCTTCGCCGCCGCTTTACCTGCGGGACATAACTTCTTCTCAAGATAACCAAACGCCGCTTCTCCGCCTACACAGAATTCACAATCGCACGTCATTTTCAACCACCTCGACAAATAGGGCAGGGGTCGCCTTCAATTTGGCCCTTCCCTTGACAAGCGGGGCAGTTAGCATCACCGCTTGGTTGTTCAGTCATAAACCCTTGAAGAAATTGCATCATCTCGCGATTTTCGTCGGGCGTAAGAGGTGCGCGCAAGTTGGCAGGTTTTTGACAATGGTGATTATTCAAACCGTTTTCGCCGTAAAAATAGCGTTCGCATTTAGGACATTGCACTTTGCGACCGCCGCGCCCCTCATCTCCGAGAGGCATGTTTTTCAAAAAAAGCCACCAATCGCTCAATCTAACAACCCCGCCATTATGTCATCCAAGTCCACAATACGCTCACGGAACTCCGTTGTCGCCCAATGAGCCAACGCGAGAGCAATAGCAAAGTCGTCATGCCGACCGATGCTGTCAAGCCGTCCTTTCTTGCTCATACCGAACATCAGCAATTCACGTTCAAGTTCAGACGTGAGTGTACGAGAACGGTCGTCACCGTAAGGCAATCGTATTTGTTCATTCTCAAAACGCAACACCAACCCCATGAGTAGTGACTCGCGACGTTGCCGTGTGGATATGAATGTCTTAATTGGTAAGTCTGTATCCGCGCGTAGTTCTGTTGCGAAGACGCGTTGAAAGTTGTTGGCTTCAAGTTCGATGACGTCAGGATTGAATTTTGCATTCAAACGCTGTATCTCCATGATTTGCGTGCGGAAGTCCATGTTCTTACGACGAACCGCATGAACCATCTCAAGTAATTCAGGGTTGGTTGATGGACGTCGAAGAACGACCATCACGGTATAGTCAGCCGCGCGGTCTGATGAAATCGCGGGGTCCCAACCGATGAAGTATTGGTCGTCAGGGTCGCCTGTTTCACGTTCGATTAACCGAAGCGACGAATCTTTTGCCGCTTGAAGAACGGTGGATGGGAAGAGACTGCTAACGTCGTCCATTGGTTCACATAGATATTCACGCGCAAATGCAATCGCGGGCATATCGTTTCGACGTGCATCAAGTGATTCTAAATCCCATCGTTCAGGCCACAACGCCTCACCTTTGCTGTTGATGGCAGGGTAAGTTTCGACAAGATACCCTTCGCGACTTTCCAACTCCGTGTAAAGGTCGGTCGGTGTAAACGGTGTTCCGACAATCATCAACTTGGATGTGTGGTGAAGTGTAGGAACAAGGACTTCGTAAAACCACGAAGCGACGCGAGCGAGTTCTGTGTCGGTTGTTCCCCACAGAATGTCGTCGCATAGAATCAAGTCAGGGTGAATACCACGAATAGCACCACCAACCGACTTTGCGCTGATGTTTGAGCCGTTACTGAAACCAAAAAATGTCTTCGACCATGAGTCAGCCTTCTTCATTTTCGCGAGAAACGGCACACCATCAATCAAATCATTGAGTGTGCGCATGTGGTGAATGGACTGATGAAGACTGTGCGAAATCAAAACGGCTTTGGTCTTGGGATTGAATGCAGTCTTCCAAAGCATGTAGCCAAGAAACAACGTTGACTTACCGTGGTCACGCGCCGCTTTGACACAATATCGCTTTCGTGATTCAAGGTTGTTATACCACTGCTCATGATGCCACGACAATTGAAACCCAAGAATCTCTTCAAAGAAGAATTTGAAGTCGCGCTTCGCTACTTCAAAATCAATCTCTTCGATGGCTTCAAGGGATAACTGTTGCACGCGCCATCACCGAATGTTCAACCCTTTCAATAGCGCATCCCATGATGCTATGTGTTTATCGCTTGAGAACAACGCGAGAGGTGCGGCGGCAGGGTCATCATCATCACCACCACTCCCTGCTGAATCAGGGAACATAACCTGCGCTTGTTCACCACTCGTCGCTTCCTCAACCTTTTGTTTCGCGTCAGGATTGCCTTGTTCTGCTGATTGAACAGTCGCGTCAGCCTGTGCAGGTGACATACCGTGATAAGCGGCAACAGCCTGTGCCAACTTGGTCCTGTATCCCCTGCTACCTGTCGCGGATGTAATCGCTTCATAACTTTCGGGTTTGTCAAACAAACCAAGTGCTACTTCACGCGCTTTTTTGCGTGAAGTGCCGCCTGTATATCCTGCTGTATCGAGCATTTGGTCTGCGAATCGTCCGCGCTCATCATCTTCTTGAGACGCATCTCCGTCAAGTGTGAGGTCATACATTTCTTCATCTTGAGGTTGTTCATTCTCACCTTCGCCAAGTGTGAGGTCATACATTTCTTCATCTTTAGGAGGCTCGGCAGGTGCAGGTGTTGGATTGATAGCAGGTGGTGGTGGTGAGTCGGTATTGACCGACTCTTTTAGTCCTTCAGACGCGCTATCAATTTCTTGGTTGATTGCTTCAACAGTTCCTTCATTTGCATCTTGCTCGGCTTGTCGCGCTTCTTGCATTTGTTCAGGCGTCTGTTGCAATCCACGATTTTGTCGCGAAATGTCCAACGCTCTTCGGAATCTGTTTGGTCGCGGACCTTCTAACGAACTTTTCTTTTCAGCCAATTGTTGTCGCATCTCTTCTTCTTTTTGAGCCAATGGTGTTTGAGCAATCGCCACCAACTGACGGTGTCGCTCACCTGCGTCAGTTCCCGCTTCTCGACGAGCGCGCGCTCGTTGGTCTTCTAATCTATTCAAGTCACCTTGAAGAACGTCGCGTCGCATACCTGCCGCTTTGTCTTTGCGTGCTTGGTCTTTCGCTTGTCTTCTTCCTTCTCGGTAATTCCCCGCCACTCCCATGAAATCTCGCATACGCTCACTCGCGCCCGGAAATTTATCAGCCAAGAATCGCCCTGCCTGACCTGCTTTGTCACCGACAAACCGTCCTGCACCTGCGATGCCTCGACCCATACCTTTGACACCTTCGACTACACCTCGACCTGTTTGAGCGACAGCGCGACCTGCGGCTTGTCCGTATTGACCTGTTCGTGCTAAATTGCCAACGGTGCGTTGTCCTTGCTCAAGCGCGGCTTGTGAATCCAAAGCGCGTTGCGCACCGAGCAAACGTCGTGCGTCTCGCGCATTTCTAAAAGCGGTATTTGTATTACCAACAGTTCCCGAAATAGCAGGAACAAATCCTTGATTGACGCCGAAAGGTTGCTGTGGTTGCTGTGGTTGCGGAACATTCTTCCGAATGATGTCAGGATGTGAGTTGTCGCGCTCCGCGACAGCCTTGATGAGTGGCTCCCAAGTGTCGTCGTGTTGATTGAGCATAACGTAATTGACATCCGTGAGGTTGCCTCCTTTCGCGAAGATAAACTCCATTGTGCCTAAATCGACACCGTGTTCAATCATACTGCTGTTCCATTCAATTTCCCATGTTTCAACCATTGAGTGCGCCTCCACAAGACCGCTTGATAGCGCGAACCACGTCATGCGTCGTGTTAAAAGATTTCGCTATCACATTCCAATCTCCGAGCGACATAGCAATCGCGCGGACATCAAGACTCGACATACCTACATTTTCGCCCAACTGTTGCATATCATACGAATCCATAGGGTCGTATTTCTGCATCAATGAGCCACCTGCGTCATGCATTTGCACACGCTCCATAATCGTCGCGATGACACCCATTGGGTCATCGTTCGACTTCATTGAGAAAGATGGACCGAACCCACCAAACCCTCCAAATTCAGGCGGAGCAAATCCGCCGAATGGCACTTGGGCTGAACCGCCTTCGTCAGCCAACGGGTCAGCCGCGAGAGGTTTTTGCGTTTCGTTCTCGGACGGCATTGTGGTCAATGGCTCTTGAGGTGGGAGCAACGGCTCAACAGGTTGTTGTTCCGCGCCTATCGTTCCTCCACTCAAGTGCGACGGGAAGGAGTCGTGCAAATGGTCGTAGTTCGTATTGAATTTACCGCGCATATCATGATGTTCGTCAGCAAGACCGAGCGAATCCATGTCGATTTGTCTCGCTCTCGACGAAGCATATTCGACGTAATTATCACGCACATTCGGTCTTGTAAGTGGAGTGTCGCCAAGTTCGACGCCTGTTTCTTCTGCTGTCTTGAGCATAGCCATGATGTCGATTGCCGCATTCTTTTGGCCGCGTTCATCATCGCCAATAAGACGACCAAATTGTCCGACGTGTTTCGTGTAAAGTTGGTGAATATCGCGATTTTTGTCAATGCCGATTTGTTCTCGTATGTCTTTCATTATGGTGCGCAAACCTGTTGCACGTCCATCTTTACCTGTTCCTCCGCCATACAACAACTGATTGACGGGAGCGCGAGCCATCTCTCTCGCTGTGTTTTGGTCGTATCCCAACTCCATCAATTCATTCATGAAATCAGTCGACATACCGCCCTGCGTTGATGGATTGAAGAATGCATTCGGTAAAACAGACACGATGGACATAGGTGATATTTCACCATACGCGGCAGTTTGAGAGTGCAATTGTTTGTAATGCGAAGGGAATTTTGTGTTCTTCTTTGACGTTGGGTCAGCCTCATTTGACGTGTATCGTCGCGTTACTCCACTTGTAATTTGTTGAGGTTCGATAACGTTCTGTCTTGCACCCAAACGTGTATCTATACCGCGCTTCTTTACTTCATCTTGGAACTCTTTGGAAAAATGAAATGCCGCTGACTCAAGATGCACACCAAGCGTTGGGTGCGCTTTGTTGTTCGCGTGGTTGTTGATTAACTTCCCATCTTCTGTTCTTGTTCTTCGTTGTGCTGTCGGCACACGCTTGTGTTCGTGCGAACCGTAGTGATTGTTCATGTATTCAGGATGGAGACGACCATCTTCTCCGAACGGAATTGGGACGGTGTGAAAGTCGTCGTTGTTGTCGCGTTTGATTTTGTTGAATCGCATCGCGGAAGCATTCATGATTTCTTTCGCCATACTCAAAGCGTTGGATTCTGTTGTCGGCTTTCGCCTGACGCCGTTTTCATCAATGTATCCTCCCTTCATGATTTCATTGGCTAAAATCATCGCGCTTTTCTCCATAGGGAATTGACGCATGTGCGCAGGTATCTCCTTGAAAGGCTTACCTGTTATCGAATTGATGTAAAAATGTGATTCGTTTTCGTGGTCAGAATCTTCAGGTGGGAACGACATAGGGTGCATGACCCCATCTTCGTCCATGTAGTAAACGCCTTTTCCTTTGAGGATGATGTCGCTCAACCTATTCCACCTCTCCTGACATACAAGTCGTATGCGTGTGCGCCCCATCGCGTCGCATCGTCATCAGGGTCGGTCTCGGTTGGACCTGTTGGATTTGATGTCTCCCCACCTGACGAATTCGGTGTGGACGTTTTATCTTCTTTATGCATCATGCGTCGCAACAAACGATTCAATTTGTCCATCAACGTTCGATATTCAATCCTATCGCGAGGTGATATACCTACCTTGACTTTCTGTGCGCGTCCTTTCATGAATTCTTCGGAAGCGAGAATCGAATCCGCACCACCCGCAAGTGAAGTTGCTTCTGTCATTTCTTGACCCATTGGTGTTGGTGCTGTGCGCGGTTGCCGAGTTGCTTTGCTGTGCAACTTCTTACGACCGCGACCGCGAGGTGGTTTTGTCAATCGAGACATCGGAGACATCGTTGGGATAGGCGGTGTAATGTCCTGCGTTGGTTGTGTTTGTCGAATTTGTTGTCGTGCCGCTTCCGCTTCGCGTTGTCGTGGGTCAGGATATGCTTGTTTAGCACGCGAACGGCCTGTCGCACCACCGACACGGATAAATCGGGTTGGCTGACGGTATGTGTATCCTGTTCCAAACGAAGCATACGGAGCGCGAGCGGCAGAAAGGGCTGACATACTCCCCATCTGTCGAACGTTTCCTGCTTTGAGCGGAATACCGCTTCCTTTTCTTCGCCTTCGACGCTTGAGTGATTCGACGGTGACGTTTTTCCTCGCTTTACGCTTCTTACCTGTTTTCGCTCTCGCTCTCGCTCGTATTGTTGAAATCGTCGTTGTCTTCTGTGGTTTTTCGTCGTCGTATTTTGGCTTGTCGCGTTTTTTGCGAATCATTTCAAACGCGTCGTCGATGTAATCCGTCGTCGAGAGCATGATGTTCGCACCGAGACCACTCGCGTTCGGATTCGCACCGTCGATAGCCTCGCTTTGTCCGACCTGTCCTGTCATTTGACCAAGTTCAGCCTGTTGCTTCATATCGCTGTCTTCTTCATCGTCAGGATTCTTTTGAGGAATCTTAATTTTCATATGTTGAAGACCTTGCAATTTGCGTGCGCGCTTATCTTGTTCTTCACGCTTCTTTGCATCGTGAAGTGCGCGCTCTTCGGAGTCTTCGCGACCAACCGATGAATCTTCTTGCAATTCTTCCGCGCTTTGACGCGGATTGAATCGAAAACCTGCGGTGCTTCCTGTTCCCGCAGTTCCAACCACTATTCGTCACCGCCCATCAATTTGTTACGAAGGCGCGCCCATACTTCAGGGCTTTCTTTCGCCAATTCAACTTTGAGGATGTTGATGGTTTGAGCGTTCATGGTTTCGTTCGTGCTTCCTGCCGCACGTTCTTGGACGCGCACGATGTCTTTCACCGTCTCACGCACTTCTTTGTGTAACGAAACAATGTTACGAACGTATTGAGGGTCGTTGCGGTCAGCATCGTCAAGAAAGTGACCTAATTCACCGTTGATTCGTGCTAAATTGTTACGCAAAGACTCCATCTCCTGCCCTGCTTCAACGATGATGAGGTCAGCCGCACCTTTTTGCACAACAGGCTTGAGGTGGTGTTTAAGATGATGATATACGTTTGATTCAGGAATTTGGAGGTCGTCAGCGATTTGTTGGGTTGTCATTGATAAGTTGAAATACGCTTGCTCAAGGTTTTCGCGCTTTGGAGAAGTGCAAAAACCGCATTGACTGTTGCTCGCCATGTGATACTCGCCCATATGGTTACGAAAATGACGGTCAGCCGTTCCTTCACGCCATCCCATATCACTATCCATATCTTTCGCGGTCATCATTCCGCTCTTCATCATCTCTTCCAAAGAGTCGCGACCCTCGTCCTGACAGAATTTGCAAGAAGCACGCGATATACGCTCCGCCATAGCAAAGACCAAGTAGCCGTATCAAATGAGTGTTTCTATGCGAGAGAGGCTTCGTCGTTCACCTAAAATAGCAGGTGTTCCGCTTTCAAAGAATACAGCAAAGAGTCTTTCTCGCGCCGCTATGGATATTATCAAAAACAACAAGGCTGACCTCACAGAACGAGAGCGTCGTTACAATATATGCCAACAATGCCCTGAACGGCGACACGACCGATGCGGATTGTGTGGTTGTTTTATCAAAACAAAGACGATACTGCTCAACAGCGAATGCCCTATTGGTAAATGGTCAACCTTGTTGTCCGAGTCGTCGGTAAATCATTCCCGTCGCGCTGAACGAGACGAATAGTGCGCCGATAACCCAACTTAAGTCGGTTGAAGTCATTTGTGGTCCTGAAAAGACCAAGATAAGAAAGCAACCAAGCGTCAATGTGATAAGTTGAACCATAATCATGTCAACAATAACTGATTTGCGCAAATTTGTCATATCGCTGATGGTCGTGTATAGCGAAGAGATGTCCATATCATCGACCTCCTGCCATTCCGCGCATGAACGAACCGATGCCACCACCAACGTTCTGTAACATGCCGGGGTCCGCGAGAGCGTTATCCAACATACCTTGTAACGAACTTTGGTTTGCGATTTGCACCATTTGTTGGAATTGCATGTTTGTTTGTTGAACATTGTTGGATGCTTGATTGAGTATTTGCGTTTGCGCCATCGTGACGCTATCAGCAGTCGGTAATCCCTGCACACCGCTAAAATCGAACGTATATCCGTTGTCCTTTTCGACCAATTTCGCGTTTGATAGCATTGTGTGGACAGAAACAGCAACAAGACTGCTCAAAAGCGAGATAAGCATGTTCATATTTGCGCCGTTGTTGTCCGATAACCACTTGTCGATGAGAGGATTGCTTGTTATCATCGCGGACAAAATATCCATTTCTGACGGTGGTGGAGGTGGCGCATAGGGGTTGTATCCCCCATTTTGCGTTCCATTCGTGATTTGATACGGAACTTGTTGCTGTCCGCTCGGTAATCCGAGATTCAACGCGCCATTTTGTTGTTGCGCGGGTTGGTTATTGTTGCTAAAAGGCCACACCATGATACAACCTCACGCTACACCATCATTTGATTCTGTCGGTAAAGGAAGAGGGGCGGTTTGTTGCTGTGCTTGATGTATCGCGAGCGCATCAAACAACAACCGCGCATTGTTCCCTGCTTGAAATTGACGCATATCAAACACAATCATCACTAAATCATTCATTCCTGTCGCGGTATTGGTTAAATGTGTGACAGGAATGTTATCTTGTTTGAGCATTTGAAAGAATGGCTCATATTTAGCGAGTATTGGAGGTGTGTTGTCCTTCTTTTTGATGCTACTGATTGGCACAGCAACGGTCGAAACACCCTTTTTCAACTTCGCTTTAAGCGTCCCACCGCTCGCTTCCTCTTCTTTCTCGTCTTCTTTCTCCCATTTCGTCAACAAATGATACAAATGAAGGTGTTCAGGGCAGTATGTTGCGCGCAATTTACGCCCACTTGTGACTTTTTCGCGTGCTACAAAGGCTTCAACCTCGCCTGTTACAGGGTTTTTGAAGTACAAATCCCACAACGTTTGACCTGTTTCTTCGTCTCCAACCTGCTCGTAAATGTTCCCTGCATGTCGTAAAAGGTGTTCAACATCGCATCCGTCAACGCAACATCGCATTGTGTTGGTATTGTAACGATATTTACCGCCCCAAATGCGTTTGAGAGAGAAAATTGACCTTTTTGTGGGTTTCAAGAGGCGATATGCTTGCTTTATGTCCTTTCTTCGCGCTTTTTTGGGGTTTGGGTGCTGTGAAGGGTAAAAATTGACCTGCGGAACTTCGATATGTTGGCTCGCATTGCTCATCGCGGCCTGTGCGGATGCCTGTTGTTGCATCTGTGCGAGGCTCATTTGTGTCTGTGCGGCGAGGCGTAAGAGGTCGTTTTGAGGGGTATTACCAAGCATTTTATCACCAATTTAGCATTTCAATCAACGTTTTTTCCACATTCCAACCAATTTTCGTCGCCATCATGCTAACGCGACACGGAATACCTGCTTTTTGAAGCCTCCGCATGGCAGGACGGTGCGAATCGAACACTTTATGCTCGCGTAATCGGTTGGATTGCCACAAAATGTTCGCATTATCATCCCACCACTCGTCCGCTTTGTTCGCGACGAGCCATATTTGCTTCGGAGCGTAGCGTTTTCCGCGCAATCTTGTCAATAATGAGCGGTATCTCCACCGTTTTTCAATCAACGAGTCGGTGAGATACTCAAAACCACCGATTGCGTCAATAACTTCGGCTCCTTGTCCTTTCAAGACGCGCGTATCTGTCATAAATATGACAATTTCGACTTGTCGGTCAACCATATCGTCAATCCACAAGTTCCAAAAGCGTTGCTGACCGCCAATATCAGACGAATGTACCACTCTTTTCTCCCCCTGCCATCGAATTCGCTTTCGCGTGGCTTTTGGTAAGACGTATCCGCCACCGATAAGGCGTTTTGCGTGCATTGTGCGGTCTTCGATGTCGTCCATTTCACCCGGAGTGCGCATAAATTGGTCGAGCGTGGTTTTTCCAACGCGAGTTGGACCGTAAACACCAATCCTGCGTGGTTTTACGAAGTTATACAACTCCTTACCGTAAACAATCGCGCCCATAAGTGCGCTTCCTGCTACTGTTCCGACCAATCATTCCACCCATCCGCGTATTTTATTGAAAAACCACTCAACTGTGTTCTCCCAAATGCTTACATCGGTTGCTTGTTCAAACCATGATACACCAAGAGCCGTTGAAAAACCAACGATGATGCATAAAACCAACGCTTTACCGCGTTCGTAGTAAGTGTCGAGTGTGTTTTGAGTATGTAAAGCGCGCAACGTTGCTTCCGTAGCATCATCTGATGGGGTTTTGAACAACCAACCCATAACGTTCACTCCTTTTTCTTGTCTTTCGCGTATGTCCCGTCAGCGTTTCGCTTACGACCACCGCTCAAATTAAGTGGTTCTTTCTTTTTTGCTTTGTGTTGAGGCGCGTCAGGCTCATAATCAACATTCATCAAATCGAGATACTGCTGAACTTCGGGGTCTTTCTCCAACTCTTCAAGTTGTTTCGCGAATGCGACCTCTTGTTTCTTGATTTCAACGTCCATTTGAGCCTTAGCAAACCGCATTTGTTGGTTTTGCATCTGTCGTGTCATGCTTCGTTGCATGTTTGAAATAACAGCGCGCTGGTCCATACCATCTTGTGCTATCATCTTGTAAATAAAATACGACATGCCCTGTAATGTGAATGCGCCCATCATGTATGTTATCGCGTTTGTTTGTGTTGAATCATCTTTCAGCCATAGCCCTGCGTCAAAGACTGCAATCGCGGCTCCAACGAGTATAGCGACGAAAGAAATCAGTCCGAATACTCTCAATTCATCTTTATTTTGTGGCGTTCGCTCTTGCATATCAAACAACCTCCATACATACCGCGTGACGCGAGCGATACATAAGCATGTTGATTCACCTCTTTATTGATATTATCATATTATTATTACAACAATATAGTATATTATCATTATAAGAAAAATATGATATTATTGAGAATCATCTTCTCCCAATTGCGGCACGTTCGGTCGAGGGAAAAGTTGGAATTGCGGCAACCCTGCCGTTTCAAGTTGCTGTTGTGGTGTCATTGGGATTCGCGGTGATGGCATTTGAGATACCGTCGTTGGTTGCTTTTGCGGTGCGACAGGAGGCGCAAGTGATACAGGGCGTTGTGCTGTTGATTGTATCGGCGTTCCCGCGTGCCTTCGGTGCGCTATCGAATCGTATATATGTAAATCATCGAAGCGACCGTGTTGCCATGTGGGGTGGAAACCGTTGATGCCTTTTATCACGTTTTCAAATTCTTTCATTTCGGCTTGATTCAATTTTCCTTCTGATGCCGCTTGCGACACCTCTTCGGCTGACGCGAATCCACCCTTTTCCATCAAGTCCATCATTTTTTGGTCATAAACGACATTTGGCGTATATTCGTGTTCAGCCACTTTCCACATCAAGTCGTGCATTTGTTTGTCTTGTTGTCGCGCTTCTTCGGATGCGCTGTAATTGACAGCGACGCTTTCTTTGAAGACTTGTTGCGCGTTTGGAATGGAGTGCGGTGTTACGTCGGCAGGTTTAGCGTCGTTCAAAATTTCTTCTTTGAAATCATCACCTTTCAAACCTGCAACCTTTTTCGACATCGTTAATTTCTTTTCCATATCGTTCTCATCTTGGAATCCTAACATTCGCGCGGCTTCGTTGTAGGCTTGAGTCATGAGGGGGGTATCGTTTTGTATGAGTGTCAGGAAGTTACCCGGCGACATGCGCGTGTCAGCCGACAATCCAACTCTTTTGTTCGCGGACACAATCTTTTCGTGCAATCCAACGTGGGACAATCCGTCGTATTCTTCACACAACTGTTTCAAACCTGTCAAAAGCGCGAATTGATGCCACATTGGTTTGACTGCGTTTCGGACTTCTGCATTGTATTCCGCGTCTAACCCTTTTCGCTTAACAGGGCCGTGAACGTATTCTCCTTCCTTTAAATCGCGTGAGAAGTATAAATTGCGCTTCGATTGTTTCATTTGATTTTTAATTTCGTCAGTCCATGTAGGTTCGGCTGATGACGTCTCGACATTTTCAAAATCGACTCTTCGGTCAGCATCAAATCCGAATTCATCCAACAACGCTGACAAAGCAGGGTGCGACATCTTGGTCAGTTTTTGCTTCACCATCGGTGTGTATTTCACACCTTTTTCTCGCGCATCGTTGGCTTCTTTGTCATCAGCGCGTCCTGTGGTGACAAGATTCAACATTTTGTTGGCTTCTTCTTCGTCGAAGCCACTCTCGCCCGTATGACGATTCCATGCTTGAGTGAATTCAGGTGAGTGTCGGAACAAATGAAGAACGTCTTCGACGTCCATAACGTAAGGCTTACCTGCGTTCTTAGGATGAAAAATTTCTCTTAGCGACTCAAACGGTGTTTGAAAACGCCCATGTTCATAGATGAGTGAACTATATTCCGAAGGATTGTCTCCCCTTAATCGACCTTCTTTGTCCACGCTGAATTGTTGTTTTTCACTTCTTACAAGATGACGTGTCGCGTAATCGTGAAGTCGTTCCATTGCTTCCGACACTTCATGCTCTTCGTCTCCGTGAGACATGGATTTGTCAGGGTGGTTGAGAACCGTGTTGAGCAATTCAAGAACTTCATCTTTGTCTTGACCATTTTCAATAGCCGTGTTCGCCATGTTACTTGCGCGCACTTCAATCATGTTTTCGTGATACGCTCTCATCAGCGCGTCACTCTTTACTTCGCTTTCAGGTAATTGGTCGATACCTGCTGAATCTTGCGGTTGTTGTGCGAGCCGCTCAATTGCGTCTTCCATTGAAGCAGGAGCCATCTGACGAGGCGATGCGTCTTCTTCTCCTTGTTCGGCTCTAAATTGCGCAACAAGGTCTTGGAACGTCTTTTCTCTTCTTCGCGCTTCGTCTCCGCCACCGTAACGCTTTGCGTTCAATTCTCGGATTGTTCCCATGTTGGTCAAAGGTGCAAACATACCTCTCGCGACGTTGTCTTTGAACACCTCAAGTGCCATACTTTTTGTCGAAGGGCGTCCTTTGACACCCATAACTCGACCCAACTTTTCTTGAAGTGTGTCGGTTGTAAACGATTTACCATGATGAGGATTGTGTCGTTCACCTTCATATGAGTGTTCGACACCATTATCATCGACCATTGAATATCCCTTGAGCCAATCGTCGTCGTCAGGGTGAAGAATGCCGTGTCCGTGACATTGCGAACAAACACCGTCAGCACACCGTCCTGTGGGCGAATCTTCGTTTTCGTGGTCGCAATCAGGGCAAGTGACGTGATGATGTTCGTGTGGCTCTTTTCGCGAACCTTCAAAATTTTCTTTGTTTGGTGGGCGCAAGTGTTTTCTGATGTGTTCTCTCATCGCTTTACTTTGAGGGTGCGCGTTGCGAAGTAGTGGATTATGGGCGCGTATGTAGGATATTGCATCATTCATAGTGACGGCTCGATTACCACCACACGTTCCGCACGCAGTCGCACCACCGCGAGAAAATGGCACGTCGAACGATTCACCGTTTTTAATTCGCTTAAGTTCTTCATCGGTGTAATGACTGTTTTGAATGGCTTTTGCAATCTCGTTTTCAGTCATCTCTTTTTCTTCTTCTTCTATGGTTTTGTTGCCCGTCAAAATATCCAAGCGCGCTCTTGTCATATCAGCCTCGTTGTATTGAGCATCAAGAATAGCGTTCATTTGTTTGCGCGAAAGTCCGCGCTTGTTGTATTTACGACTGTGGGCTTGCAACACAGCCATGTCAGAAAGATTTGGTAAGTGCTTGTTGTTGTCCATGAACGTGAGACCTGTTCCACCACTTGCGCCCATTTGACCCACCATGTATTCGTCAGGTGCATACAAAGTTGATTGGCGCGTATTGCCCTCTCCGTCAGCCATGAAGACAGTCGAAAGAGGGAAGCCATCGTCGCCTGTGTAAAGTTGTTCACGCAACTTAAGAAGCATGTTGAGTTGCTTCTTTTCGTCTTTTTCTTTGAGAATAGGCGCGAGAAGGTTTTCGTATTTTTTCTTCTTTTCGTTGTATGACATGCAATTGACCAATGCACCAAGCGCGTATTCGTTTCGTCGCTTGTTGTATTCTTCGTCGTTTCTGACGATTTCAGTCTTTGATTCAATGCCGCTTATTCGATTCTTCATTCTCTTGAAGTAATCGGCAGGATTCTTCACACCATCCCTGAATGCTTCCTTTTCAAAGAACAACGTTTTACCTGCTTGGAGGAACGAGTTCTTAGGAACTTCGGTAAATCGAATTGCACCGCGCCCCGCCTCAACATTCTCAATCAACGGTTTGTCGAGAACGAGACGGTAATTTTCACCTTGTTTTCGCGGTGGGCGACTGTCGACGATGCGATAGGTCTGATTACTCAAGTGACTCAGCGACCCTACGGTGATTTGAGAGTCGCCAATTTTGATGTTATGAAGACCCATAGCATATCGCGGAATCTCAATCTCTCTTTGCCCCATTTGAGCGTCCTGCACCATATCGACATGTCCGTCGCGTATAGCGTGCAATCTTTCGTTGAGTTCATCCGCGTGTTGTTGTGCTATCGCCGCCTTTTGTTGCATCGCGATTGCGTGTCCTTTAGGATTAACTTTTTCCTGCAAATTACCGCTTTCGACGCGCTTACCGAACTCTTTGTTCCACGCATCCATCGCGAGTTGATAACGTTCTTCGATACCACCCAAGTGTTCTTGAAGCATCTGATACCGACGCAACTTTGCTTCGTTCTTTTTGGCGAGATTGATGTCTTTGCTGTTGTTTACAATGAACTTCTTGATGTCGCTTCTTCCTTTGAAATCTTTGACTTTGTAATTGTATTTCTTTTTACCCTCTTTGTATTGGTATTTGCCGTCTTCGACGTCGTTCATAATCTCCAACGCTTCAACAAGACCACCCATTTGCGCGTTGAACAAATTGTCCAATCGCAACTGTTCACGTTCTTCGTCGCCCATGAAATTTGAACCCGCAATATGTCCAATCGCGACACGTTGCGCGGCAGAACTTCTCGCTCCACCCATCGGTTGAATTTTTTCATCTTTGAATTTGATGCCCGGAAATTCAACGTCCAAATCTTCAATTTTTTCGTTGTATTTCAGCGCGGCTTTGCGTATTTGATTCTTGATTTCTCGACGAACACCGTCGCGACCACCCTGATAGTATTTCGCTTTACGTTCCAATTTGCTTTTGAATGTGCTAAATTCAGTTCCTTCACCCAACACATGATGTGCAATCTTAGCCAACGACGTTTTGCTTTCATCGTCAGAAAACAACGGAATGTATTCGTCTTCGTTCGTTAGTGTATTGAAGATGAAATCGAGTTGCGGAACCATGACACGCTTGTGTTTTATCGACGATGTGCGTGCGCCGTCGCGAGCCATCCTCGCCTCTTCAGGCGTCGACGATGAAAAATGCTTAGGGTGACACGCAACACATTGCTCTTCATCGTCAATGATTTTTTCTTTGCGCTTATCAGGTAAGCCTTCCAATTCTTCTCCTTCTTTTGGTTTCGCGTTGTGATGGTCGATGTGTCGCTTTGTTTGCGCTATTCTTTCTTCGTAGCGCGCTGTATTCTCAGCGTGTGCATCGTTCATTCGCTTGATAGCATACATTGTTCGCAACGCCGCACCTTTCGTTATGTCGCCGCCCAACTTACCAAACATGCTCGCGAATGCTTGGTCGAATCCTTCTTTTGTAAATCCTGAATTTGCATAGCGCGCTCCCATATCAGCAATGTCGATGGGGTCAATGCCGAATTGTTCAGCGATGTTGCGCAACTCTTCTGCGTCTCTCGCCGCTTTGTTGAGGAATTGTTGCGTGACCCCTGCTTCAAAACATGTGTTGTATCGCTCAATGTTCTTTTCAGATTGCTTGTTTAATGCTGATTCAGGGTCGTCAGCGTTTACTATTTGATTCATATTGTAAATGTCTTCGGTGTTGAGATTCAAGTCCATAATTTCTTTTAACGACAGACCGCTTTTCCTCAACTTCCCTCTCACTTGAACAACGCGACGATTCGCTCCAACCAAATCATCCATGAACTTCGATGCTTCTTTGATGATTTGAATTTCGTCGAGTTTATGATACGGGTGGCCTTCAGGGAAGTCATCTCCGTGAGGAATTTCGCTGAAATACGTCGGACGATAGTCTCCTGTGACGTCGTTCAACACTTGGTCGCGAAGGTAATTGTATTCATCTCGACCACCTTCAAACATGTCGTTTTCCAACATGAAATCTAAATCGAGAAGACGGCTATCTTGCGCGACTGTTGCTTGTCCTCCACCACGTCTCGTTGATGCAGTATAACGCCCCAACTTGGTCTGCTTTACACCACCTTTCGTTCCTTTTACTTCACGTTGCATTTCTTCAACAGAAGGAAGATTGGCTGTTTCACCGCGCGCACTTCTATCTCCACCACGTTCAGTTCGCTCCTGCAAACCAACGTCTTTGATGTCGGCTGACACTCCCACTTCAGGCATTTTCGCTTTGCTATCCACTTCATCTCCCAACTGATACAGAATGCCTTCATCTAAAGCAGTAGCAAGAGCAGGGTGCGCTTCCATTTCATTATCGAATTGAGGCGGGTCGCGTGCAATTGCGCGTCGATTCTTTTCGCTGTTCGGTGCGTCTCCGCGTAAGAAAAATTCCGTCATACCATCAGGTGCGTTTGGTCGCGATTCCAACGTCACACCCATCTTACGCGCCTGTTCGTAAAACGAAGGCGTAACGAAGTCGGGAGCCTTGATTGACGTTGCCGCACGACCAAAGCGTCCACCGCGTCCCGCAGTCCCGACAGCACGATTTTGTAGGAATACGCGCATGTGTTTGTTCAAATCTTCTTGAACCAACTGCACCGCTTCTTTGACGTCAGATAGACCTTCGTCCTTCGCTTTACGGTCAATCAACCGCTTCCATTTGTTCATTTCTTTCGCTTTACCCGCATACACTTCGCCGGGTCGGAATACAGGGCTTGAGAAAACCTGTTGTTCATACAACTTCTTTGCTCTATCAAGGTCAGCGCGCACTTTTCGCGGCTCATCAAAATATGCCGCCTGTTCTTCAGGCGTTTTGTATTGCGCGCTAAAGTCTTCACGGTTTGGTTTGGCTTGAGTGACACCTTCCAACATGCTTTGCGGTATGTCGCGCAATGACTTTCGACCCGACACTCTTACCATCGAACCTTTCTTTGGTCGCTCTTTGAATTTGCCAAGACTGCGGAACGTTGTTTCACTCAACGGGTGTCGAGACTTTTCTTTGAAGTATTCCATCAACTTGTTTTTTCCTCGCGGCGAATCAGCGTTGTCAATCCATGCTGTGATGTCAGGTGGCACGCCATGTGTTTTCATTCGCTTCCCTAATTCACCGTTGTCTTGTTCGTCGATGTCTTTAATGAACTGCAACTCTTGACCGTCTAACGGTTCGCGACCGAGCAAATCCGCTTCTTTTTCTAAAAATTCTTCGCTTTGAAAGTGTTCAATCATCTTGTCGAGTGAATCAAGAACGCGCTTCGTAATAATCGGAACAGACATCATGCTCGGTATTGCGATGTCACCCTCTTCATCAAGCACTTCGCTGTATCGTTGGTCTTCGTCAAGACCCAATTTATCAGCCAACATATTGTTGTTCGCGAAAAGAATGTCGTCGTAAAGTTCACCGAAGTCAATGTCACCGACTTCTGTAAATTCATCGTCGTCTTCTTCACCTTCTTTCCAGCGCGGAGGATTTTTCATCAATTTTTCCATGTATCGCGCCATGAGCCTGTCAGCCAACTGTTGATTGGTTGGTGCTGTGCGCCTCATACCACGCTTGAATCGTCGGACGGTGTCCTCTTCCTCTTCTTCGTCGGCCTTGATGATACGGACAAAGCGACGCATTGATGATAGGGAAGCCGACAACAGCCTTGAAGATAGCGGTCAGAAAATTTTTGAAATTTTTTTTTGACCCCACGAAAAAAATGTCTGTATTTCGCACGCGGTTAAGCAGGGCAAATTGTCGCGCGAGAAGCGCGACTCCGCCTAAGCGCGATAAGCAATTTGCCCGCGAGAGAGCGCATCGCGTGAAGCGCGATGCGTCGCAGTCGCGCGAAGCGCGACGCTCAGGCGCGATGCAATTGTGAGCGACGCCTATGTCGCGATGCTTCATATATCGCGATGCATCCGCGACAAGCGAAATATCGCGCGGGGTTGTTCGCGCCGACATCTTATCGCGATACTCATTCTGTCGCGCTCCAACC